CGCTCAACTGCAAGTTGGGTGCAGACGCGAACCTCATCTTTGTTAAGTTCAACTATCATTGCACGCTTCTCCAACTCTCGGCTATCTGGTAGCCCTGCCTATCGGAATACATGCTCATTCTACTGGCGTCAGCCCACAAAGTTACGAAGTGGTCCCCAGTTGCAGAGTGTCGTGCGAATCTATTCTTAACTGCAGCAACCCTGAACTCACCTGAGTGTGGCACCAATGCCACAGTAAGAATCATTTCGGGTAGTTGTGCAATCTTGCCTTGGATAGCCTTACGGCTAGGTGGCATATCGGCTTTACCTTCAGCCTCTGAAGTGTGATGCAGAAGTAGAACAGCAGCATCAGTTTCACGAGCAATGTGGTGCATAGCCTTGGCAATCTCACGAAGGCCAGACCATTCATCACCCTGCATAGAGACAACGTTCATTGCGTTGTCCACGATAATCATATGGGGATACTCACCATATGCCTCGCCGTAGGCTCGGATTGCTAAGTCAATCTCGTCAAGTGTTGGGCTTGGTGCGAAATCAAATTGCAGATGGCTGATGCTTGCTAGTTCTTGTGTGTAGAAATCTTTCCCCATCCCAGTAAGAAAGGCTTCTTCAACGGTAGACACTTGGTGTCCTGTTGCCATGGCTGATGCACGGATGGCAGTGGTGTACGCATCTGTATCAGCACTGATATAGAGCGTAGGTACTTTCATCTGCACTGCAAGCCATAAGGCGATAAGTGATTTGCCAGCATTTGGTTGCCCAGCAATCATAGTCAATTGTCCTCTGCGAAAACGTATCCCTTCGCTTTGCAACGAAGGGAAAACGTCTGGCAGTATCTGAAAGTCGTGACTGCTATTGGCTGCTGCTTGGGTGAGCGACAGCATGAGTTACCTTAGCGAAGGAACTTAGGAGCGCACTGGTCTGGTGTGCCTTGTGGAGATGGGCAGAACCAGCCCTTCCACTCCTTGGCAGCACCTGGCTTGCTGGTGCGATAGACCAACTTACCGTGCTTACAATGTCCTTCTTCAATGACTGATGACTGTGCTGGTGCTGCTACTGGTGTAGCGCCAAGGCCCTGTGCTAATGCACGGGCTGCGCCTGCTGATGAGAGTGATGCAGATACTGAGTTAATCAGTGCTGCTGTGTCCTGAATGGTAGACAGGCTACCCTCAAGTTCTGCACTATCTGCTGCGTAAATGTTAACCAATGTTCCATCAGACAACTTAAAGTTGACTTGGAACTTTGTGTTTTCGTTTGCTGCCATTTGTTTCTCCTTATTTTATTTCTGCTAGTGGGTCGTAAATCTGTGCTAGTTGTCCTCCGACTGCGTAACAATATTCCTTCACACCGCAAGTACCGCAGGACATTCCAATGTTAGGCAAGAATATCTCTTGCTCTAAGCCTCGTGCAAACTGAGCAAACAATTCTGTCAGTAGTGGGATTGACCAACGGTCAAGCCCAACTGCCTCAATGAACTGTGCTTTACGTGCCGAGTAGTAATAACCTTTTGATGGGCGGATGCCAAACTGCATCTCCATCATGGATGCATAGACACCCAACTGCAATGAAGAGTCAGGCATATAAGAGCCAGTCTTGAAATCCACCACTGCCAATTCCCCAGCGGGGGTGACAACTATAGCATCTGCAAAGGCTTTGATAGGTACTTCACCGAAGTTATTGTTGAATTCAATTTCAACACCTGGCACATTCTGTGGAGAAACCCATATCTCAAAGTGTGATTCTTGCCAAGCATTGATGAAGTCAAAGAACATCTTCTTGCCGTTCTCATCCCACCAAGCCTTGTTCTCTTTGTCAGGATTATCCTTGGTGGCTCTTCCACCACGACGCCAGTCAGTTGGATTTGTACCAGACTTGTTTTCCGCTTCGGCAATCTGTTGAATGAACGACTCATTCCACATCTCATCCCACATCAGAAGTCTCCACAATTCCAAAGACAATCTCAACTGCCTTCTTCATGCCAGCAATAGTGGCTGGGTTAGTTTCAGTCTTGATTGCTTCCTCAATCTGCGCTGCAAGATTGCGTCGCATAATAACTTCAGCCTCTACGAATGACTTCATAAAAGCATCTCGGCTAATAATCTTTGCGTGTTTGCGTCCCATTCTTAATCCTTATCTATCGGCGTAACAACTGTGGCAAGGCTATCGCAAAGGACACATCGGGCGCTAGTCCCGTACATTCCAATTTCAAAGTCAGTGTCAAACTTACACTGGACATTCCACCATTCGGAGCCACATGGACATACTCGTATTGGACCGAGCAAACGGTAATCTGCTTCTGCACCTGGCGTTGATTTAATGTTTCCAAGTTGCGTTTCCATTAGAACGGTACATCCACATATTTGTCTTTGTATTGTTGCTTGCGAAATTCATTGAGCAAGAACTTCTCTGCTGCTGAGTGGAAGGCTTGGCCTCCTACAAACCACCATGCTGGTTCAGATGGTGCCTGTAACTTTCTCTCCAATTCCCATGCTTTACCGCAGCGAATCCAAGAGGAGAACGATGAAAAACTTCTATGTGCTACTACTGTTTCTTTCTTCATGGCTTAACTGTAACACCAGTTGCAAGGCGTGTAAACGTAAGCGACACGCCGATAACTTTCTGGCGCGTTACTTTTTTTGCTAATGGGGTTGGAATGTGATTATAATACGAGCGAAGCGAGTGCAATACGGGGAGCGCCCTGAAGGCGCTCGGACGGCGAGCGGCTATGGCGATAGCGAGCCATAAGAAAAAGACAAAAAAAATAAAGCCCCTCCGAAGAGGGGCCATACTTTTAATAACTTACTTGACTGTAGCAGCCTGTGCCTTGAAGTGGTTATATGCTGCAGATGCAACTGGTCCAAAGACGGCAACAAGTGCAGCCCATGCGACATGCTTCAAATGATGATTACCAGTTTGCCAGATAGCAATTGCTGCTACTGCAAGGCTGATGATGTAATGCTCAACAAGCGCTTTGCTTATCTTCATGTTATCTCCTATAGGTAGATTACTTTGTCCACTTAGGACGACCAAAGCCTACCACGAAGACTGCCATGTGACGCTTGTTACTTGTTTGATAGGCACGTGTTTTCAATGCCACTTCTCCGCCATTGGCTTGGCTACCAGTTGGCTTTGCATCTGGGCTGGTGTTACCTTCAATGGTGGTCATCGTGCCATCAGCATTGTCTTTGACCACGATACCCACATGCTCAATGCCTTTGCCATCAAATGAGAAAAAGGCTATATCGCCTGGCTGAGGCTTTGATGTGGCTGGGTTGAACCATTGGCCCTGACCCTTGAATACCTCGGCTCCAGCGGGCGTATAGACGCAATTAGGCATAGCCTTGAAACCTATCTGTGCCGCACACCACATGACAAATGAGCCACACCATGGCTGCCCATCATGGCCTGTAAATACGCCATACTTAGTTTTGTTATCTGGCACCTCAATGGTGCCGATTTCCTTAGTTGCTACTGCTATAAAGTCCGCTGCTTGCGTCATTGCCAAATCAGCCTCTCTGCTAAATCACCTGGGTTGCATAGGTCTGCCTTTTCGCAGACTGGGTAGCCTGCCTTCTCATAGCACTCGGCTACAAGTTCAGAACAGATGTAGCCATCATGCTTGGCTAGGTAATCAATAAACTTCTGTGGAAATACCTTGACGCCTAGGGCGCGTAGCGCAAGCACTGCAATAATGCCGAAGTTGTATGGCCGTCCGACTGCGTTGATAGCATGGCTAACGATGATATCTCTCTGGGCATCAGACAGTTCTTCGTGCTGGTTCCATGCAACTTGTGGGTAATTACTGAGAGGGCTAATAGCAACGCCAGTAGGGTCAGCGCCCACAATCTTGCCATTGCCAATATAAATAAACGCATGGTTCCACCGAGAACTGGTGCCAAGGCGAATGAGTTTGCCAAAGAATCCGCCAGTCTTAACTACGCCGTAGTCACCCCATTGTGGCTCATAAGTTGCCATTCATGTCCTCAACAATATCTTCAATGTGTTCTAGTTCTTGCTTCTCAAGTTTGAGAATGTGGCGGATAATTTGAGCATCTCGCTTGGTCTGCCCAATCATGGCAATACCAATGATGAGTTCAACTGTGACTGCAAGCCATGAGGCTAGGTTCATCCACTTGACGTAAGACGCGTCATCGCCAAACCAATGCGGGCGAATCCACCAAGTAACAGTGACAGCAGTCCAGCCAATAACAAAGAACCAGTTACGAATAATGCCCTGAACCCACCAGGATACCTGTTCGCTGAAGGTAAGAACATCACCCGTTGTTTCGTGGATGTACTTCTTCTTGAACGGATTAAGCATTATGCTCCCTAATGTGTTGTTCAAACTTGCCGTTAAGTACGCCTACTTCTACCGCTATATCTTGCTGGCGTTCAACCAATGTCTCAACCATTGGGATAACCTGCTTGCGAATGGCATCATTGAGAGAGCCGCCTGAGTTTGGTGTTACCTCATGCTTGATGTCTTTGATGTCGTTAAACTCTTGGCGTAATACATTCTGTACGCCGTGCTTAAATACATACCAGATTCCAGTACCTGTGGCACCAATTGTAAATACTGCGTTATAAGCAATTGTTGTAATGTCTGTGCTGGTCATTGCGGTTTTACCTGTCTTATACGGTACGGAACTGGGCCATTAACATGCCACCAAATCCCTTGAAGCGACGCTCAGGTGGTGTCATGCGTACAAAATTAATGCTTTCAATAACTCCACGTACTGTTTCGTTATTGGTAAAGTCTTGGAGGATGACGACATCGCCACCAGATTCAATGCCTTCAAGGGCTGAGATGCGCTCAGAGGCACGGCCTTCATAGCCAGTGGTCATGTTGTATCTGTCGCCTTCAAAGTCGTAGCAGAGAAGTGGCAGGGTGATGATGCGCTGACGGCGGACAGCAGGCAGAGCCTTCAACTGGTAGCCATTAAATGAATCTTCTGTGCCAACTGCTTGGCTTGCGCTGGAGTATAGGGTAAAGCGCAGAGCAAGAGATTCTTTTGGAAACACATCTTGTGTATCCATACCAGTAATATCCTGGGTGAAGTCAAAGGAGTTGTCTACAGTGATGATGTCGGTGGCTACGTTAGTTGAGTCAACCACTGTCAACTTTAACTTGCCAGACATTGGTAGAGTTTCACGGAGTTTGACCAACTCAAAGTGTTTATCCTCAAGGGTGAAGTAACGAATCTGCCCAGTCTGGAGGTAACCTTTGGTAACCAATGTATTGGACTGGAAATAAATGCCTGTGCTTGCTACGCCAATAGCAAGTTTGTTTGTTGAGCCAATGATGCAGACAGAGCGAGCCTCTGCAGTTGATGGCACTTGGAGATGGGTGGCATAAGCCATTTGGTTGGGAGCAATCTCTCGGCTGAGGTCAATCTTGATTAAGCCAGAGTTGAGTGTCGTTCCTGTGCCATCTGTATCAATGTAGTTAGTTACTGTGCAGTAGGCATAACGGTCATTGAATGTAATGGACTTGCATGGGTAGCCCGCTAGGTTGGTTCCGCTGGCTGGGTCATAGCCATTGGTGACTACGGTCAATGGGCCGTAGGTAATGTAACCAGCAGTGAAGTAACCAGAGGTATCAATCTGCCCTACACGAATACCCTTGTTGGTACCGAATACCATGTACTTGCCAATGTATGAACCAATGGCGTAGATGATTTCACCCTTTGGCATATCAGCAGCAGTGAGGGCCTTTGTCAGCAATGGGACTGCACCAGTTGTATCTAGGGCAAGACGATACACAGTTGATGAATCACCAGCATAGCCAGAAATGTAGATGGCGTTAGGCCCATCACATACTCCTGTCCAAATCCAGTTTGGATTTGGGTGGGCATAGATAGGAAGATTGTTGTTGCTTGAAAGCACTGCGCTGCCAGAAGCAGATGTTTCTCCGATGTTGGCATTGTTGATAAATACCTGGAACCGAGTTGTATCAGGAACGCCTATGACTGACCATGTACCGTTATATGGAGAGCCAACAGATGAGATTGTTACAGTGCTACCGATGGCAAAGTTATGTGGGGTAGATGTCTTAATGGTAGCGGTATTGTTAAGAATGCTTGTCGTTGTTACGGTGTAAGAAGTGATAGGGGTTACTTCAAAGACGTAGTTGTTAACGCCAAGAATAAGGCGTTGCTTAGCCCAGCCAATTGCTGCATGGACTGGAGTGACAGCAACTGCTGCAGATGGGTGGCTGAAAACTGATGAGCCACTGGTTGCGCCAGTTAGTGGGCCTTTCCATATGCCAACTGAATCTACTGCGTAGTAGTTTGTGCCATCTTGAGTTAAGGCAATAATGGTATTTGAACCACCCCACGTAAGAGTTGTGGTAGTTCCCGCAGCGGTTGTGCGATAAAGGTTAGTGCCGTCAGACCAGATAACTACATCTACGCCATTAGCATCCGTGCCACCCACCATGAGTGGTGCGCCAGATGGAGTAGTAGATAACTTGGTGACGTCTGGCAAAAGGGTAACCTTGCCAAGATTGAAGACATCTACACCAGCGCTTTTATTAAAGCGTGTGCCTACAGTCTCGCCTTCTACTGGCTCTTCGTAGCGGATACCAGCGCCGTAGTGGAACGAGGACTGAGAGCGAAGCCACCATCCAGTGAGCGTCTGCTCACCTGGTTCCTTCTGCTGGTCAATCTGTTGCTTACGGTACTGAGCAGTCTCACGCTTGTATGGATACTCTTTGGATGGACCAAGGAAGAATGGCAAGCCAGCGATAGCCACGTCGTACTGGTTACTAGTGTTGACATAAGTGGCACCAGCATTTGCTGGTTGACCAATCGGGTCTACAGGACGCTCTGCAATGTGCTTAATGCCGTCGTATGCCACACCTACTCCTTAGTTTGTTCCAATAAAAAAGCCCCACCGAAGTGGGGCTGGGTACTGCTAGTTACTACGCCTTGGCGGCGTTA